CGCGTATAGATGTCACATCCGTCTAAATACTCTTCACATTCCTTTAAATTTGAGACCGGAATCCCTGTGAAACGTGAAAAGTGTTCATATGATACCTCATCCACACTTCTGTCGCCCATATTCTGGACCTGTAAGTACCTCCAATAAACATCTTTGTCGAACGCTATTCCAGGTATGAGGAATCGTTCAGCACAGCGATGAAGGTAGCGCGCGTAAGCCATCAGTACTGGCACGCCGGCGTTAGAGTGCCGCTCACAGAGCGCGACAGATCTTAAATACTTGGGTACTTGTCGGAGAGATGGACACCCCAGGGAAAAGGGTGTTTTGGTTAAGACATTCTTGGGCAGACGCACAAACTGCCTCCCATGAGAATTCTTCATGAACCAACCTGAACAAAATTCAGCCGTATCTGGCTCCTTCATAGCCAAAGTAATTTTAAGACCCATGTCGTTATATAGGTCCCAGAGGACGCGAGAGTAGTCGCAGCGTTCCATCATGCAGACATTATCGTCTCCTTCCACCAAACACCTCCACTTACTTACTCCAGATGAGTGCATAACGAAGGCCATCGTCAAATAGTTAACAAAGCAATTACCACAACTAGTGTTGTATTCGCCTGAAAACCTATTGCCGTGAGTGACATACTTAGTGCCATTCTGTGACCTCGCCTGGACTGGTTGGAGTTGATATGCAAGTGCCCTGTAAAAATCTGGAGGTGCATCCAATAAGACGGAATAGGCGATCATCTCTGTAGCGAAATCTAATGACTCATTCAAAGTCGCATCAAAGCGACTGAAGTCAATTTCTGCTACAACAGGATCCTCGAATTGATCGAGTATCCCTTGATAGATCATCCCCTTTTCGTCATAAGAGGACCCCTTAAATGTAAATTTGCGACTGGAAAAATCCAGTTGTAATTTATCCTCAAGGGCAGATATCCACGGGCCAATAACGACTGCGTATCGGTCACCACGATACTGGATCAGTCTCGGATCCTGTATTGGTGTGTCGTAGTCGTCCTCGTCTTTACATATCAAGACCTCACGTTTAACAAATGCTGTTATACGTGCGTCTAAGCTTGTGAGTGGGTAGGAGAGGAGGCTTTCGCCTGCTTCTTGCAACCTTTTCTGTTTTGCCTGTGAGTATTTCGAGCACCACCTGCTGAAGGGCTTTGGCCTTTCGACATGCAGTTGGTGCAAGTAGTACTTACAATGGTTAAAGGA